CTTCGGGGCCATTACGAAACAACTCTCGGTCCAGTACGACACCGCGCCACGAGTCACGCACCCTGACGCCGACGTTGACGAGTTTGCGAAGCGAGTTCGGACGGACGGCCTCTGGTCGATCGGAGCACGCAACGCACGCAACACGATCGGAATGCGCGAGGGCTTGATCCGAACCGACTACACGACCGAGCGAGGCGCGCTGCTCTACCGTGCCGTGCCTTCCGACCTTGTCTACCTTGAAGCCCTGCCGGACGACCCCGATCAGCCCGCACTAGTCGTTGAAGCTCGCCTAGCCTCGATCGACATGGGAGACAACCGAGGGCCTCGGGATCAATGGACCTGGGACGTTCTCGACATCCGCGACCCGGCGAACCCGAGCTACCGAGTGCTCCTCCCCGGTGACAGCGGAGACATCGCAGACGCTAAGGACATCACCGAGCAGATTCTAGGCGGCGACTTCAGCGGGGCGAACTACCCCTACATAGTCGAGGGCGAACCCGTCCTGCCCTATGCGCTCTATCATGCGCAGCGAACGGGCAGCCTCTGGAACTGGACCGAGAACAGAGAGCAGGTCGAGGCCACGCTCTTGATTGCTTGCTTCTGGACCTTCTTCGGCTACCTCTGCCGGGATGCTGCGTACTCGCAGCGGTGGGCGATTGGCGTCCAGCTCGGCGGCGGAGCGGTCAGGGGCTCGGGCAGTGCGTCCCGCAAAGAAGTCCACCTCGACCCGACCGCGATCGCAACCTTCACCGAAGACGTTCCCGGCGGCGGCAGGCTCGGGCAGTTCGGGGCGAGCGTAGATCCTGAGCGCTACGAGATGGCGATCCACAGCTACGAGAAAGCTTGCCTCGCTCACGCAGGCTTGAGCCCTGACGACTTCCAGAAAAGCGGAGGCGCAGCCGAGTCCGGCTATGCGATCGCCCTCAAGCGGGAGACGGTTCGCAGGATCCAAAAGGCAAGTGAGGCGCAGTTCGAGAGAGCAGACAAGGAAGTGCTCGCGCTCTCCGCTGCTCTGCTCAATGCGAACGAAGGCGGCAGCCTTCCCGAGTCGGGCTACTCGATCCGCTACATGGCGATCCCGCCCACCCCAAGCGAGCGGCAAGCACGAGTCGGAGAAGTCACAGCGCTCTTCGATGTCGGCCTAGCTTCCCCCGTGGACATTATTCTCGCCCAGCATCCAGGGATGGAGCGGGCCGAGGCAATCGCACACCTTGAAACAATCCGCCAAGAGCGGGCACTCTTTCCCGGCGTAGGAGGCGGGCAAGTATGAGCGAAGAGAAGACTTACACGCAGACGCAACTAGACGAGATCATCGGAGAGCGCACGGCGAAGATCCGAGAGGCTCGCAACTCTCTCCAGACTGAGCTAGAGACGCTACGCACGACGAGCACAGATTGGGAGAAGAAGAGCGGAGCACTGCAAGCAGAGCTTGAGACGCTCTCCGAAGTCCGCTCCCAGTTCGACGGACTCCAGGCCAAGCACACCGAGGCGCAGGCCCGATGGGGTCAGGACCGAGTGCTCCTTACCGCTGGCATCTCCGACCCTGACGCGGGCGATGTCCTTCGCCGACGCTATGCCGCAGCCGAGAGCCCCGGAGAATTTCAAGATTGGTTTGAGCAGGAAGGCCGACAGATCCCGCTGATCGCGTCCTACCTAACACCCACCCCCAGTGCAGACGCTTCCCAAGTTCAGCCGACTGGCGATCCTCCTGCTCAAGCCACCCCTTCGACGCCTGCGATGCCTTCAAGCAACAACGCACGCAAGCCAGCCCCGCCCGCCGCGCAGCCTTACACACCCGGCAGCATCTCGGGGATGAGCCGCGAGGAGTTCCGCCGACAGAAGTCTGAACTGATGAACGGGGTGAAGTTCCCTTTCTAGGAAATTCTTGACGGGCCGAGCGAGACGCGCTTACCCTTAAAGGCAGCTAGCGATCGGCAGGTCTTCCCACCGCAACGGGTTAACCGAGAGCAAGCACGGCGCAGGTCACTCCCACCGTAACGGGCGAGCGTTGACAACCAAACAACATCAGCGCCCGACAGGGCTGGAGCTTTTTAAAAATGGCCAATGAAATTACCTACGCCGGAGCAGGTGGCGATCTTCGCGCCGCTGAAATCTTGAACCAAAATCTGTGGGATTTGTTATTCGACCGCACGGATTTGCGTCAGATCTGCTTGAAGGTTGCCGACCTTGGCGGCTCGGGCTCTGCCGTCTCGAAGACCTCTCAGGTCAACTTCGGTACCGCCATGAGCGCCGTGAACGCCGATGAGGTCACCCCGAGCGGCAACTCAGCTCTCCCCGATTCGAGCTTGTCGATTACGATCGCGCAGAGTCTGATCGCTTACGAGCTTTCCGACCTGATGCAGGTCACTGGTGGACCCGGAAACCTTGGAATGGAGCAGCTCTCGCGAGCAGTCGCAGACTCCTACATTCGACGGTTCACCGAGCTTGCTTGCACCGCTGGCGCTGGCTTCACCAACACAGTCGGAACCACTACGGTCGATCTGACGATGGACGACATCTATGCCGCCATCTTTCAGCTCGAAGGAGCAGTGAACAACCCGCCTTTCAGCGCGGTTCTTTTCCCCACCCAGTGGACAGATTTACAGGAATCTCTTCGGTCCGAAGGCGGAGCTGTTCAGTTCATGCCGGCGACCGCAGAGGCTTTGCAGATCCACGGGCAAGGTTACAAGGGGCGCTTTCTTGGCATTGACTTCTACACCAGCGACCTCGTCCCGACCGCAAATGCGGGCGCAGACAGCGCCGGGTTTATGATGGCTCAGGGCGGCATCGCCTACGCCGAAGCTTCCGCACGAGGCATCATGCCTGGAGCAGTGATGGCACCGGCTCAGTCGCCCATCTACGCTGAATTCGATCGAGTAGCCGACCCCGGCCTATCTCGCATCGTCGCCCACGCATTTTTGGGCGTCTCGGTAGGTGAGGATGACAGGGGCGTGGCTATCATCACGGACCGGTAACAAGATGGCGGTTCACGGTTATATCAGCCTCCGTGATTCTTCTCCCTTGACCTTCGGGGCTGCGGTTAACGCCGCACTCCGTTGGTCAAAGGAGGAGCCCGCTCATGCCTCCGGTGAACGCATCGAAGGCGGATGGCTGATCAGCTTTCACAAGAACGCGAAAGACGCAAAGGCTGGCAAGGCTGCCACCTCCGTCTGGCGCGTACTCCCCAACCAAGTCACAAGAGGGTAGGAACTCCAATGGCACAAGTACTAGGCAAGCGAGTCTCTCAAGCAGAGCGGCTCGATGCAGTTAAGATCCCGCACCGCGTCCGCAAACAGCCGCGCTTTCTCTTCAAGTGGCATCCGCACCGATGGATGTTCACGGGCAAGGAATGGCTCCCTGGTCTCGGAAAGCTCGTGGTCGATCCCGGCTGCGACGGAGTGACCGAGGGCGGCGGGATTGATCTCGCAGTCGCGGGCAACATGCGCAGAGGCTGGCAAGTGATCCAGCCCTCCGATCCGCGCCTAGGCGAGTATCAAGACTACATGGTCGCAGTGCCACACGCTGCCGGTGGGAACTCCTACATTGATCCCTTCCAGAAGATCTCGGTCGAAGCTGGGCGCATGTTCGTGGAGCCGGGCGGTGAGGACTACTACGCCTTCTTGCGGCACCTAGTCGCAACGGGCATCGTCTCCCCGATGTCACCGAACATCCTCAAGATCAAAGTCCACGACGAGATGAAGAAGATCGAACGCCTGCAAGGCGCGGTGTCTTTGAACCCGGCGAACCAGATCGCAGCGGGCCGACTCAAGCGAGCTGAAGAGCGGATCGCAGCGATGAAGAAAGCGGGAGCGCCGAAGCGCAAGCGCAAGACTGCGGAGGCTTCCGATGTCGGGTGAGAAGGAAGGCGTTCGCAGTAAGATCGACACGATGACGGGCCGACTCGTTAGAGAGTCTCGGGGCAAGTTGTCGCACGAACAAGCACAGAAGAAAGCGCGGGCTGCGGCTCGCTATGTAGTAGACGGGGTGAAGCGCAAACGCTGATCACCGCTAATCAATGGCTGGGCTTGCTGCCCGGTCTCCTCGAAAGGGAGCATTGAAATGGCAAAGGGAACTAAGAGCCTTCATCACTCGATCTCGGTTGATGACAGCGAAAACATGTACTTCAAGGTGAGCACCAACGAGCCGGACGACGGAATCGTTGCAGACGGCGAAGTCGTGTTCTTCATCAATCCAGTTGGCCCGAAGCTGATGGTTAAGACGCGAGCCGGCGCAAGCGTGGTCTCGGGCGAAGTAGCGACTCTCGCATAATGTCGATCTACAGATCAGCAACGCAGACGCTCTCGACCGCCTACGGTTCGAGCATCACTCTTGAGGACGGGGCGCGCAGCATCTCGGTCACGCTTGATGATGCGACAATCGGGTTCACGGTCAGGATCGCAGGCGCAAACGAGGAGAACGTTCCGGCGGGTTCCTCGTGGTCGCTTCGTCCACCTCCGCCCGGCATCGGTGACGATCTCGGGATTGAAGTCAAAGCAGCCTCCGGTACTCCGGTCGCCTCTGTGATCTGGTTCCGCTAATGCCTGTCGGTGGAAACATATCCGGCGGCGGCGGAGGTGGGGGCGAAGACTCCGCGTGGGAAGTAGAGGCTGAGATTGACTTCACGGCGCTTACCCCCCACGACTTCCTGGCCGCAGGCACGCCGACAGACTCGGTGACGATAACTGCGGCGTCGGGTGCTGTCTCGTGGCAGGCGATGTGCGGGCCGAACAATCTCGACACCTACGCATCGACGTTTGAGATCAACTCGTCCGGGTTACAGATTGCAGCAATTGCGGACAATAGCTCGAACACTGATTATTACAACGGAATGACAAGAGCCCCTCGGCTCGGTCCAAAGATCGCAGACATCGTTTCTAGTTACGACTATTACAATGACATCGTCGTGATTCAGGCGCATATCACTTCAGGGACCGCACTCTCTGACGACTTTCAAGCCTACGGCCTCACGTGTGATAGTCACTTGGCTAGTCAAAACCAGTGGGTAGCGGCCCAGGCTAAGTACTTCAGCTCGGGCCGAGGCGTCGAGCTTATAACCAAGCAGAACGAGTTCTATACCCAGACGAACCCAGCCGACGCTTCGTTCTTTGAGCTTGTGGTCGGGCCTCGAATCGGCGTGGTTGAGGGAGCGGTCTCAGACTGGCAGGGGTCATTTCCAGAGCCACGCGCCGCGCTCGTAGCAAATACAGGATGGTCCGGCCTGCGGGGTTCGTCACTGATTAAGCCCGTCGAAGGTCCAAGCCCGTCGATGTTCCCTCTTGAGGGCTCGCCCGATGCCGCAGACGGCTATCTGTCCATCATGGCTCAGGGGCCTTGGAGTAATACGGCGTTTACGATGACATGCCACAAGGTCCGCTTTCTTAGGCTTATCAAATGATTGACCAACGATCTATTTGGCTTCTCGTCCCGCAGGCACTCGCGGCCCTCGGGCTGTCTTCGGGTGACTACTACTCCGCTTCTCACTTCGTGAGAGCAGACGAAGCGACGGTCCAGTTTTCGTTCTTTAGCGAAAGCGGCGGGCTGATTGCTTCGGCCACTATTAACGCCGAGACAGGCGAGGTAGTCGAATGACGACAGCCGCGACGATCTACAGGATCCACGCACCGATTCCGGAGTTCCTCGTTCGCGAGAAGGACAACTTGATCGAGGCGAAGATCTACAACGAGGCCGGGAACCTGACGGGTCCGGCCTCTGGAACGGTGACGCTCTACAACGCGAGCAACACTAAGATTGTCGATGCGGCTGCGGTGACTATCACAGGCGACGGCGTGGTGCAGTACACGGTAGCGGCTGCCTCCCTGCCCGAGTCCGAGAGCTATGGCGACGGGTGGCGGCTGGAGTGGGAGCTTGTGTTCGGGGCCGACCCTGCCGTCATGTTCGTCCGGGCTGCATCTCTAGTCCGCTCGAACCTCTTCCCAACCGTCATCGCGACAGACCTCGAAGCCCGGCACCAGAATCTCTCTCGGCTGATTGCGACCGGGAACGACGCGGACAACTTCATCACGGCAGCGTGGGAAGTCCTGCTTCGGATGCTCCTCAAGGCGGGGCGGATGCCTTACCTGATTCTAAGCCCCTTCGCCCTACACGATGCGCTCGTGTTCAAGTCGCTTGAGTTGATCTTCCGAGACGGGCACACGGCAGCGGGTGACGGCAAGTACGCCGAACTGGCGGAGGACTATCAGCACATGTTCGCGTCGGAGTGGGCGTCGATCAGCTTTGACTACGACTCCAGCCAAGACGGGCAAGCAGACGCCGACGAGAAGGCAGGGGCCGAAGCGGTCATCTTCACCGGAGGCCCAGGCGTGCAGACGGGGAGTCTCAGCCGATGGCCTTGAGCCATGTTCAGGTCTGCGACAACGTGGCCACGCTCGTCGAGGCGGGCACGAGTCTGTCCGAATCTGCCGAGCTTCTTAATCCCCGGTGGGCTCCCGAGGCTGCGTTGAACCGCGCCTTCTCCGTGCTCCCAACTACCATCGCAAACACGACGCAATACAGGGACCGATTTGACCGCTTCGAGCGTGCTCGCTACGAGATCGATCTGCTTTGCGTCTGGGCTCAGAATGTCCACAACTACAAGACGACCCGAGACGTTGCCCTCGCTGATTCCCTCGCGGCTATCCAGGCGATCTGCGGTGACACTTCTGCGGCCTCGGAGCAGTGGAGCGTCCACCACGTAGCAAGCTCGTGGACGGTTCACGAATCAAGAGAGTGGCTCTTCGGCTCCGTCCGCTTCCGCATAGATACGGATGTCGAGCTATGAGCGAGACCTTTCTATCCGTCGAGACCGAGGGCTTGCAAGAGGCGATCGACAACGCGACAAACATCGACTGGGCCGTGCTCACCGACGCACTCGGGGAAGGCATCACGCGCTTCAAGGACAGGTTGCGCGGGGATAACGTGCGCCCCGGCAACCCGTGGCCCATCGGAACGCGCAAGCTAGTTAACGGGGTAAAGGCTCACTATGTCCCGCTTGGCACGGAGAACAGCGAGCGATCTGGTCGAAGCCTTCGAGGCTGGAAGGCTAGGCAGCGTGGGATCTCTGCGGTCGTCTTCAATGACGCGAGAGATAAGATCGGCGGGACTTTTTACGCGCAGCATGCCCGCAGGGTCGGTGACAAGCGCGGGCAAGACGCTGATGGTCTTGGGCCGGCAGCACAAGATGCCCTTAAGATCTTCGAGGAGGAGATGGAGAAGGTCGCAGAGATTATGATCGCCAGCTTGACGGAGCAGATCAGTGGCGACTAACCGACTCGGCGCAGACTCTGGCCCGGTGGACATCTCAATCGATGTCGCCGCACGGATGCGCTCGAAGGGGATCAGCGTAGTCAACATGACTACGACAGCGGTCGAGCGAGTCTGGGCAATCCTTGACGGCTTGAGCTTCCAGCTCGGAGAGTTCATCGATCTAGTCTGGCCCGTCGATACCGGCGCAAGTCAGGCAGACTGGGAGACGACTGCGGAGGGCTTCGAGTGGGTCATTCGCAACCCGCGAGAATATGCAGGCTACGTCCACCGGCAGAGAGAGACCGGCAATCTCGTTTACAAAGAGATCGCAGAGCGGTCCGAGGAACTACTGCGCGGCGCATGGTCGCAGATCCAGAGCATCGCTAAGGCGGGCCAAAAAGACGACACCCCCGCCCGACCGAGCTTGATTCAGCAATTCCTCCTGCCCTCGATTGTTGGGCCAAGTGAGGCGGGTCGGGGTACTATTTTTGCTGCTCGCGCTGCGGGCTTCCTTAGACAGAACACAAGAAGCCGTGAGCGTGACCGCTTGCGAGCCCGATAGGAGATAGAGCCATGAGTGAGTCACTGATTGTCAAGACCAAGCGAGACGGCACGATAAAATTTCTGGACAACACGGGAGCCAATACTTACACCGTCGCCTACGAAGCTGGCGACCTCAACATCAGCATCCCCGGCCCTAGCGTGATCTCCCCGCTCGACCGTGGGTCGCTCGGCTCGCCTCCGTCCCTGCGCTACTCGGACGACGCCCCGATCACGGGATCGTTCACCGCCATGCTCAGGGATTTGGGGGACGCGGCTTATACCACCCTGAGTGAAATTATCACTCAGACGGGGCACGTTGGCACCACCTGGGTTTCGACGATGGGCGCGAATGGCGAGGTGTTTACCCTCGACCTTGAGTGGACTATTTCTGGCGTTGTGCACGGCGACGCATCTGATCATGTTCTGACGCTTCCTTTCTGTGTTGTGACCGGCTCGCTCTCTGAGGGCGACCCCGATCAGATCTCGATCAGCTTCACGAGTTACAGCGTTTATCCCAGCTCCGTGAGCTGAGATGTCGGCGGCTGAACTTAAGAAGCTAAAAGCGTCTGGCGGCAAGTGGTGCTTCCCTAACGGGGAGCGCCGCCTGCGGCTAGACAGGATTCGTGAGCTAGAGGCGATCAAGCCGAAGGCAAAAAAGAAAGAGGGCAAGGCAGATGCAAAGAGTAAAAAGGGAACTCCCAAGGAAGCCTGACGGCACGGTTAATCCGATTTACTTCGAGGTAGAGGCGGAGGGCCTGGACTCGCGCTGGTTTCGGATGCCGAACGACCGGCACGTTGTGGAGCTTCTTCAGCTTCTCGCGAACTTCTCCACGGGCGAAGACCTCCTAAGCTTCGAGGGCTCGATCGATGCTCTCGCTGCGATGGTCGGCGCGTCGTGGTGGGACGAAGATCTTGCGCTCGTGACTCCTAAGCCGAAGCGCGGTGAGTCGTGGCTCGACTACGGGGCGGCGGTCCTCGAAGAGTTCCACGAGGAAGGCATCGGCGGAGCTTCCCACCTTGCCCCTTGGGCGGCAGAGATTGCAAAGCGGATGGGCTCCGTACTGATGTCGCCCGAGGCGACCTTGGGAAATGGAGAAGCCCGGAAGGGTTCGGCGATCTCGTCCGTCTCGACATCGGCCTGACTCTTCTGGGCGGAGACCCGGACGGATTCTGGAAACAGGATCCAATTAATCAACAGAGGTTGCTAGCCTATTGGCACCTCACCCACGCGACCGAGCAGATCGCAACCGGGGGCGGAGAAGGAAGAGAGATGTCGAACGCGGACCTACGCCGAACCCTCGCCCGCCCTGCTTCGCTAGGAGACATCCTAGAAGCATGGATGATGACTCACCCCCGGAAGAAGGAAGACAATCACTCAGCGGCCTCTAAGGCTGCCTTGCGTCGCGATATGCTCAAAGACGGATCGACCGACGCGGGCCTTGACTTCTGGTTCGGAGGCAACTGATGGCGAACCAACAGGTCAAGTTCGTCTTCGAGGGTGACACCTCAGACCTTGAAAAAGCGCTGAACACAGTCTCGCGCAAGTTCGATCAGGCTAAGAAAGAGTCGAAGGATCTTGCTAAGGATGTCAGCATCTTTGGGCGCGACTTCGACCGGCAGGCGGAGAAGATCGGCAAGTTTATGTCGGTCAACGCGAAAGCGTTCGGAGCGATCGGCGCAGGGCTAGGAACTGTCGTGCTCGGCTTTGCTGCGGTTGCCAAGGCAGCGGGGACCGCGCTCAAGGTAGTCGAGACTCTAACGACCGAAACCCTCGCGATGGCGGAGGCTGGCGACGAGGTAGCCAAGGCGGCGAAGCGGGTAGGCACAACCGCTGAAGAGTTGCAAGCGGTCCGCTTTGCGTTGGCTGAGGGCGGCGTTGCGGCAGAGCAAGCCGACATGGCGATGCTCAAGCTCAACCTGCGACTCGCCCAAGTTGCGGAGACGGGCAAGGGGCCAGCGGCGGAGGCTCTTAAGAAGCTCGGGGTGAACGCCCGCGAACTTCAAGGGGTTCCTCTTCCTGAGCGAATGGCTCGGATCGCTGATGCTTTTGGCGAGATGGAGAGTCAGGGAGAGAAGACGGCAGCAGCGGTCGCTTTAATGGAGGAGGGCGGGCTCAAGCTCCTCTCTGCTTTTGACGGCGGCGGCGATGCAATTCGAGAGTCAGCGGCGGCGCTCGAAAGCCTCGGCATGATCTCGAACGAGGCGGCGGCGCAGTCTGAGATCTTGATCGATGCGCAGGGACGACTTGACCAAGCTCTTCGTGGCTTGCGCTTTGATGTCCTCGCTCCCTTGCTCCCCGTCTTGACTGGAGTTGCTCGCGGGATAACTAAGCTTCTCGCGACCCTGGACTCTGAAGAGGTGGAAGACTTTGGGGAGGCGATGCAGCAGATGGCCTTCATGGCTGTCGATGCCCTCGCTGCTATCGGGGCGGGCGCGGAGATCGCCCTAGCTTCTCTCAAGCCTGCACTGCTAACGGCAGTCGGGGCAATTCAAGCCGCGCGCGGAGATCTAGCGGGGGCGCTCCTTAGTGGGGCCAGCGCTATGAAGGAGACGCTTGAACTGCCAGGAGCCTTCGAGCGAGCGGGCATAAGGTGGGCAAGCTACGCAGACCTGATCAAGACTGAGATGGATCAAGCGGTCCGCGCCTCAAAAAAGGCAGCCGACGACATCAGGGAAAACCTGGGCGGCGGTGGCGCGGGTGGCGGTGGCGGCGCAGGTGGAGAAGACCCGCTAGAGGAAACTGCCGCAGCGATTGAAGAGGAGTTGCCCGGTGACGCCTTCGAGCTAGTCGTTGACGTTAAGATTGGGAAGAGGAAGCTTACCCCGAAAGAGTGGGCCGACCTTGCGATCAAATCGTTTGAGCCTATCGGCGGAGCGATAGCAGAGATCGCAGGATCAGTAGGCGACCTCTTCGCTCAAATTGGCTCCAACATCGCGGACGCTATTGCAGACTCTCAAAAGAAAATCGCTGACCTTGACGACCGGATCGCGCAGGCGGAAACCGACCGAGAGCGGGAGTCGTTAGTCAAGAAGAAGCGAATGCTTGAAGAGGAACTCAAAGAGCAGAAGAAGGCAGCTCTTGCGACGTTCGCCATTCAGAAGGCTGTCGCTATTACGCAGGCCACGATTCAAGGCGCGCTTGCTGTGCTTAATGCGCTCGCTACGGGTGGCGCGGCTGCTCCTGCCTTGGCTATCACTGCCGGGATTGCGAGCGGGATCTCCATTGCAGCGATTGCCGCCGAGCCTCCTCCGTCTTTTCACGTGGGCGGTATGGTTGCGCAGGCTGCACCCGACGAGATCAACGCGCGACTCCTCCGCTCCGAGGCTGTCTTGTCTCCGCAAGGCGTGAACGCGGTAGGCGGTGAGGAAGGCGTTCGACAACTTAACCGGGGCGCAGGTGGAGCCGGGCAACCGATTGTTTCTGTGCTTCAGGTCCGCAGCCGCACAGTAGACGCGATGATCTCCGACAACCTACGCACGAAGCAGGGGCCGCTCGTCGATGCCCTCCGTGCTGCCCGCCCGAGAGCGCTCGGCAGGCATAACCCCTTCGCGAGTTCCTAATGTCTGAGATCGTCAAGTCACGCTATCAAGGGATCCTAGTTCCCGACGAGAGATTTAGCCTCGACAAGCTCACCGCGAGCGATCACGCTACCGCGCCTTCGAGCTACTCACAGGCAGGACCGAAGCCGGGGATCCCAGCCGCGCAGCAATCAACGCGGATGGTCCTTCAAGCAAGCGGAGAGCAGCCAGCCGGGGGCGACCTCGAAGTCCACAGCGTGCGCGCAGGTCATCCAGGGCTAGAAAGAGCAGGCTACCTTTGGAGCGATCAGAGCATCGCGAGCCCGGTCGAGTACGGGTGGGACGGGCCGCAGCTTCTCAGCGGGTGGGAGGTTCTTTTCTGGTCAACCGACACAAGCGAGAAGTCGGCCTATCCTGACTTGATCCGCCTTCAGTCCGGCAAGCTTCTAGCGCTAGGGCTCCAAAACAAGACGACGTTTGTCCAGACCGTCAAGCGCTACGATCCCGACGCCGGGACGAAGTGGAGCACGGCAGGAACGATCACACTCGACACCGCAACCGAGCAGAAGGGCCCGGCCCTCTGCCAGCTTCCGAGCGGTCGGGTGCTTGCGTTCGTTCAGGTCGGCACACAGATTAACGTGTACTTCTCCGACGACGACGGCTCAACGTGGGCGGGCTACTCCTACCGGGCGTTGGATGTCGCAGTCGCTAACGATGACATAAGACAGATCCGAGCCACCTACTCAGGCGGAGAAGTGCTGCTCTTGATTCAATACGAGGACAGCGGAGAGACTTGCGCACAGTACGCAAGCGATGACCTTGGAGGACGGTTCACACAAGTAGAAGCCGACTGGGCGACCACAACCGGAGAGAATCCCGAGGCGATCAACATCGTCGAACTCGACGGAGCCTTTCTCGTGGTCTATCACGACGGAGACGCGAGCACGCCCAAGTACTACTCGCGGAGCATTGGCTCGGCTTACTCAAACATCACAGACGCGACGCAAGTGCAGATAGCAGCGGGCGCGGGCTCTGCTTACGTTCCAGGCTGCACGGCATGGAGAGACGACAGCGGCGTCGTTTACGCCTACGTGTCTCAGCCGCAAAACGCTGGCAGCTTGCACCCACACAGAAGCGACGACGGAGGGGCTACGTGGTCGGCGTTTGCCGAGACAGCGTTCTTTGCGGGGCTTTCGGCAGAGTGCTACTTGAGGACCTACGCGGCGGAGACGGTCGCGGGGCAGGTTGTCCTCCTCACTCGCTGGCACTCCGAGAGCCACGACGAAGACACCCAATCACTCGCAGTGGTCTACCTCGGTGGATTCTCGACGCACACCGCTCCAGCGGGCACGGGATCGGTCAACTTCTTTGACACCGATTACGTGTCGTTTGCTGATCTCGGAGTCACTCATAGCGGAGGGTCGTACCTTCCGATCGCTCACCCGGACGAAGTAAACTGGACCTCAGCGGGCGCGGGCGCAGTTAGTCTCGTGAACGGGGAGCTGGAGATCAGCACCTCCGGGGCGACTTGGAGCGTCTACCGGCAGTTAACCTACGACGGAGACATGGATCGAATCTTCGCTGAGTTTGCTTTTCGGGTAAACGACGGTGATGGAGACGTAACGGCAAACGAGATCGGAGCGCGTCTACTTCTCGGCAATGGTGCGAACAAATGGGAGATTCTTGTCAATGCGTCCTCTGCCGGGTGGGCCCTCTATGACGCATCGACGGCGGCGCAGATCGGCGGGACTGTCTCGGTCGATCTGACGACGAACCTGCACATTCGGATCGCGATGGAGCAGGGGCAAATCAAGACATGGCACGCGCGCCAGTCGAACGTGACCTATAGGAATTGGACCGAAGGACCCGGCGGGACTGTCACCTCAACAGCCAGCGCGGACAGGTCTCGCGTTCAGTGGGGGCACTCTGTCTCAGGGACGAACGTCAGCTACTGGACGATGGCCGGCTACTGCTTTTGGCCTAGTAGATGGACGCCCACCTCAGAGGGCTACGCCTCCGCTTGGTCGTCGCCCGGCGACCTACATCCGAAGAGCTACAGCACGGAGCCCTCGCAACTCTCCGACAAGACGAGGGTCGCGGCGGTTGCCGGTCCGACTCGCTACGATGAAAAGTGGCGCGTCAAGACAGACTACGATTACCCGACGCGCGCCCTCTTCCCTGCCAATGTTCCGAGCCCTCGCGCAGCATGGCGAAGCACCGACACGACAGAGCAGATCCTAGCTTGGGACATCTCCGAGCTTGCCTACGCGCGGATGAAGAACAGCTCGCTTGCTTGCGTGCTGCTCGGGATCAACTTCAAGACCGCAGTCCTAGAGAAGAAGACCGGCGGAGTGTGGTCAACCGTCTGCACGATCAACGCCGCCGAGGGCTTCGAGTCTCTCCGGTTTGAGCGAGAGGGTGGGGTCGTCTTCCCGGAGTCCTTCGGCAGCGCACACAAGGCGGGCCGATACGTCATGTATGACGAGCTACCCGGCGGGACCTTCTACGACGCGACCAACACGAAGTACCGCAAGATCACGGAGAACACCGAAGGCGCGTGGACAAACGAACCTGCAAAGCAGCCCTTCGTGACGATAGCTGGCGCGGACGACACCGAGGCGATCTCGGGGGACTGTGAGATCTGGGCACCCAACGCGGCAGGGATCGCCCACTCCTATGTCTCAAATGCTCGCTTCTACCGACTACGGATCCCGGCGCAGACAACCGCAGACGGTTACTTTGAGATCGGGCAGATGGCCGTCGGCCCGCTTGCTGTCTTCGGTAGCCAGTACGGGCGAGGTCGGCAGATCGTAGCCCGCAACAACACCGAGCAGATCAACCTTCCAAACGGTGAAGTCAGAGCCCGCAAGCGTGGGCCGCAGGCGCGTGAAGTCGAGTTCGCCTGGACGACCGGAGTGGACGCGACACAGATCAACCAAGCCGATCCGGTTCCCGATTACGTGGCGGCTGGAGTCGGACAGATGCCGATGGCGTCCCTCAAGGATACGCTCTACCTGATGGACGGAGTGATCCGCAGGCAAGGCGGAGCAGGTAAGCCGGTGGTTTACTTTGCACGCATCGCAGCGGACAGCACAGACGACCAAACGAACAACCCGCGCGAGTTTGTCTACGGCAGGATCACAGGCAACGCGACCCGCTCAAACATCCTCGGAGATGAAGAGAAGACGGACCTCGACCGGCTCAACACGATCACGATTCAAGAGCTTGTCTAATGTCCTTCGACCTCTCCCACCTCACCGGAACCGAACTGGTCTGGCTGCTTGATCTGAACTTCGCCGGTCAGGACTTCTACCTCGCCCGAGACTTTGAGGTCTACACAGACGAGGACGGGGAAGTCTCGCAGTATCATCCGGGGCTGGAGTGGGGCGGCACACTTCAAGATCAGATCGACTTGCTCTCTGACTCTCCGAGCCCTAACCAAGTAGCCTTGACTCTCCACCTCAGCTCGCTGATCAACGTGCCAGAGGCAGTCGCAGAGGGCCACGACCTAGCGGCTGCGGTCGGCAAGCTCTGGCTCTGGTCAAGGGGCAGCACCGAGCGGCTGCTCTTGATTGACGGGCGCGTGCTAGACCCGCAGTACGGAGCAGAGCACGAGCCGGTCACGCTGACGATCGAAGAGGCTCCGTTCGACGACGACGCGCTCTTCCCTCCTGCCGACGCGAAGATCTCCCTTGCAACCTGGGCGAGCTTCCCCGGCAATTCGGAGAACGAGCGCTACCCGTGGATTTTCGGTTTCCCCGGACTCAGCTCGACCTACGGGTCTCCGGGGCTTTGGGTCGAGAGTGACAAGCTAGTTATCGCAGGGCACGCGAAGACCGCAGGGACGAACGTGCAAGTCTGGAACATCACCGACATTGCAACAGGCGGAGCCTCGGGCTCGCTTGCGGTGACAGTAGAAAAGGACGACCTTGGGCGAGAGGTCACGACGGTTGACATTACAACACTCTCTCACACCACAAGCACCGACGAGTACTGGATTCAGTGGGACTCGACCGGGGCAGGCGGCGCGCCCGACCACGACCAAGGAACCATCCGAGGCGCGGGCTCTGTCCTTCGCTACATGCTTGAGCAGTCCGAAGTCAGGTGGGACCGGGGGCGAGTCGCTGCAATCATCCCGGCCCTCGATCAGTTCAAGATCGACTGCGCCATCACTGCCGACCCCGGTCGCCGCTTCTCTCCGCTCTCGTGGGTGCAGGAGCACCTCGCGCCCATCCTCCCGATCAGCGCACGGCAAGGCCCGCACGGTCTCTACTATTCGCTCTTCCGCTACGACGCGACAGCGCAGGAAGCGGTGGCTGAGATCAACGTCGATCGGTTGGACGCGACCCGAGACGGGGCGGTGAGTTACTCCTCGCGGGATCAAATCAGTAACGAGATCCGGGTAAGCTACGCGCTCAACGCGAAGGACAATAAACCGACCTCTACCTTCGTCCTGACTGGCGACGACGGCACCCTCGACACGGACACCGCTGCGGCAAGTAACGCCCCGTGCCGGGTTAGCCGCGACCGCTTCGGACTGCGCACGCTAGAGGTCACGACAGAGGTCGTCTACGACCCGGCGACGGCGGGCCGAATTGCTAGCTGGCTCTCACACGCTTTCGCGCTTCCATCTCGAACGATCGCCTACACGTGCCGCCAGGATTTCGGTTATCTAGAGCC